ATCCATTGGGATGTTGGTTGTGCGCCCGGCCGTCGGGTCGCCTTCGCCCTGGAGGCTCAAGAGATTGGGCGAGAATCCCACGGGCACGAGGAAGTTACCATAGGGGTCGCTGTAGGTGCCGGCCTCGTCGCTGCCTTCCGATGCCCGCAGGCCGCTGGGTTTGACCGATAGATACCGCAATCGCTCATCCGTTGTGCCGCCGTTGATCGTGGCGGACATAACGGACGTGAAAAACTCGCGGGGCGTGGCGAAGCCTTTTTTCGGGTCTTCCACGAAGCAGGGTTTCGGGTTGCCGACGTGCCCGCCCATTCCCGGCCATGTATCGTCGCCGATGTTGCGGGCAACAGCGGGGATCGGGTCGATGCCGGTGGCAAACGATAGCTCGTACTCGATTTTCTTGTCGAGTTTTGCGATCTCCGCCTTTTTGGCGTCGAGGTCGGTCTGCTCTTCGGCCGTAAGATCGCGGCTTTCATTGTCGGCCGCGTCCATGACCGCCTTGGCTTCGGCGCTGATTTTTTCCCGCTTTTCACGGGCTTTTTTTAATCGAAGATTCACAATCGTTCTCCTTGTCCAGAGGTGTTGCCCATCGTGCAACCGCCTTTGGCGTGGAGAATCGACGGAATAAAAAAACGGCGAACGTAAAACTATCCTGCCCCGACAAGGGGAAGGACCGCTTCACGTTCGCCGTTGGCGTAACGGATAGCCTACTTATCTAGTCTTTTTGCCGCGGCTCCCGTTGGGATGCCGCTGGCCTCTATTTGTAATTTAGCCAGGGTAAAAAACTCGTCAATACCCATTTTCAAGAAAAATCCAACCGGGCCTTTTCCACGGAATGCCCCCGGCGTTTGGGTTTTATTCCCGATGCAAGGCGGGAAATCTCGGCCTCGAGGGTGCCCACGCGATCGGCCATTCCCCGCTCCACGGCCCCGGCGGCCGAAAACATCCGCCCCAGCCCGTAGTTTTCGCGGACGTTTTTAGCCGACGTTTTCCGTTGCTTTGCCAGGGCATTCACAAAGACCCCGTAAGCCTCGTCCACCTGTTTCTGTAATTCCCCCCGGGCCATATCGGTTAGCGGCTCGTCCTGATTGAACTCCGCTTTATAGGGAACGGAGGTGACGTAAGAAACCTTGATTCCCATGTCGGCGTTCAGCTGGCTTTGATCGTAATGCACGGCCAGCACGCCCACGGAGCCGACTTCACCGCTGGGTGTAACGACCAATTCATCGGCCGCCGTGCCGATCCAATAGGCCGCCGATGCCGCCATGCCATTGGCTACGGCCACAATGGGCTTGCTTCCCCGCAGGTTGTAGATTTTCTCGGCCAGTTCCGGCGTGCCCGTGTAGTTGCCGCCGGGTGAGTCGATATCCAGCACAATCGAGCCTACTTCAGAATCCTTGACCATCGCCTCGATGTCCCGGCCTAGCCTTTCAGTAGAAACCCCGCCGCTGAAATCGCTCATTAGGTCGGCGCGTTGGGTGATCGTGCCCACAACGGGAATCACGGCCACGGAGGATTTTATGGCCGCCGTGCGGTTGCGATTTTCGCCCGCCACTTTTTCCACAAGTTTTCCGTCGATTGAAAGGCCCGCGAACTTGGCATCGAGGAACTCAGCGATTGCCTGGAGCTTCTCGGGCGCGATGGCCCAGATAGAACCGTTGAAGGCGGTGTATATGGCGCTATAGGTTTTCATGTTGGTTTGTCCTTATTCATTGTACCGGAGATTTTAACAGTTACTTCCATATCTCTATAATCGTCACCTGGATCATATCTATACATATCGACTTTTAGGTTATGGAGGTTGTTTATTATCTCATGCAACGCTGTATGAGTAATCGAGCCTAGTTGTATCTCGGTAAACAACTCTGATGTCCTAATGCCTTCGTACATTATTATTGCATACCCCCTGTCCTTAAGGAACCTTTCTAAATTGCAACGATTAGTGAGTAACATCAAATACCTCTTGCAATAGGTTGAGGATTTCCGCCGGCCGCGTTGCCTTCCACTGGCTAAGAATCGCCGGAACATCGGCATCTTTGGCCAACAGTGCGAAGGACGATTTATACAGGCCGGTAAAAAACGCGTTGTAGTCTACCGGGCTATCTGCGCCCGTGATTTCCGCGTGAATCTGCCGGATGGTGCCGAGCCGATCCTTGATGTACGGCTCTTGCTTCGCGTAGGTATCACGGACAAACGCCGCCCATTTTTTTCTGTCCCCGGCCGCCTTTTCGGCCCGCAATGACAAGGCACTGATTTCCATCAAAGCTATGCGTGTGGAATTATCTTGCAATACAATCGAAAATGCCCGCCTGGCTGCCGCCTCTTCATCGGGCCGAGGTTCATCCCCGGTTGCCACCGCCGTCTGTCCCGATTGCTGTTGACTATCAGGGCCACTGCCGGCCGGTTGCATGTTCATTGGGAATCGCGGGGTGTCGCCGCCTTCGATGGGATTGAGGTCTTCATAAGCGCGGGCCTCATTAGGAAGCATCCAGCCGCCCTGTATCGCCACGTTGTAGGCGGAGTAACGAGAGGCAATATCGCCGCGGAGAAGACCCTCGAGGGCAATCTTTGTAAAGTAAGGTTCTTCCAAGTCCAACAAGTCCCGGTTGCAACTTTGCTCCCATCGCACGGCCCACGGGCGCATGGTGTAGACCACGAACTCGATGGATTGTTGCTCGATATTGGAGAATGTGGCGCGGTCCAGGTAGCCGACCAAGTGCGGGGGCACGCGGAAGAATCGGCATATCTGCACGCCGCTAAAGGATTGCGACTCGATCCATTGGGCATCCCTATTGGTGATTCCCAATTCCTTCAGTTCCATCCCGTCGCCCAGGATTGGAGGATTTCCGGCGTTCTCCGGGCCTCCGTGGATTTTACGCCAGGTTGAGCGAAAGTTTTCTTTGGCCTCCTTTGACCAATTCATTCCCGCCGGCCGCGATATCCAGAACGCCGGCAGCCCACCGTTTTTGAAAAGACTTGCCCCATGAGTTTCCTGCGCGATGGCCGAACCAATTGCATTGCGGGCGTATTCCAGGACGGAAACGCCCACCATGCCATCCAGTGTCAGGCCGCGAATGTGCAAGATTTCGCCGACGCCGTAGACTTCCCGCCCACCTTCCTTGGGATAATAGACATATCGGGGCGTGCCGTCCGCTTGGGTTTCGACGTGCATCCGCTCGGGACTCAGCGGAATCAATTCCGTCTTTCCGAAACGGTCGATATAAATCTGATTATAGAAGTTTCCCCGCAGACAAAGATGGGACATGCCCATCTCGCGCCATTCCATCGAGGTCTGCCAGCGATTGGGCCGACTGTGGAGCAAAGACCACAATTCGTGGTCTTCGGCAAGTTCGGTGGTCCGTTCATCCACCTGTTCGTAAATACGAAACGGCAGCGATGCCAGGGTTTCGCTGAGCAAGCGGACACAAGCGAACACGGCCGAAACGGCCATCGCATTCTTATCGTTCACCGTCACGCCCGCGGACGAGGCCAACATTGGCGAGGACGAATACCAAAAATCATCCGTCGGGTCGCGGCTTTTGGATTCGCTACGCAGGCCGGGAAACATATTCGATAAGGCAGAGGCTATCATTTATCCACCTTTGTTCGTTCAATTGCTATGCCGGTAAAAAGTCCGAAGACGCCTAGGATAATCATCCCGGCTACCGGAGAAAACCACCAGGCGCCAATGACCACCGCCGCCGCCCCAGCGAGTACGAGCACATTCGCAAATACGGTTTTATTCGACAACTGCTTCGGCCTCCATCATCAAGTCTTCGGCGTACATCATGCCCTGGTCTTCATAGGCGCTTGGTATCGGCGCATTTAGCATGGCCAGCCGCAGGCCCATGATCCCGGCGACTATGCCGTCTATCTTTCGGTGGTCTTCCAATGGTGGCTTTACCGGCCGCTTGTTGTTGTTCGCATCCGTCTTTACCTGGACGTGCGAAGCCTGCCAGTTCAGTATGGGATGGTTCGGATGCTTGAGGCAATCGTGGATCAATAATCGTTCATATTCGGCGGTCGGCCCGGCAAATGACATGATGGTCTGCGGAATCTCGATTATGGGTATGCCGTGCTCTTGATTTATGCGTTCCATAAAATCGCGGGCGTACATGGGGTCGTAACCGATGCCCAATAGGTTGCAGGTTTCGGCCACCTTGCAAATCTGCCGCTCGATCAGATCGTAACTATCATCGAGCACGTCCAGGTATTTGTTATGGGTCCATTGTGCCAGGTTCAATTTCTGTTTGTAGGTTTCCAGTGCTACCCGTGGAATCCAGAAATAGGGCAACTGCCGGTATATGCATTGTTGGCCTGAATCGTCCACAAATATCAGAACCAGCGCCGACATATCGCGGGTACGCGAGAGGTCCAGGCCCGCGTAACAATCGCGCCCGGCAAACGACGCCAGGTCGTATTCCTCCGCGTTTCGATCCCAATCGTCCATCGAAAGCCAAGGGTTTGCGGACTTCTGCCAGATGTTCAAACTATACCGTTTGAACACCGCTTGCTCGGCAATCCGGCCAGCCGCGGCCTTGTTTGCGTCTTCCCGCAGTGATTCGATATTGAACGTCGATCCCATCGACGGATTCGCTTTGGCCCATTCCGCTTCATCTTTCCAATCACACTGAGGGTCGGCCTCGTAAATCAGGGAGAAATAAGAATCGTCCAACAGTTCTCCCCGCTGATGTGCCCTGGCTCGCTCCAATTCCTCATAGCAGATTGATTGGTCATCATCGCCAGCCGTGGTGATTATGAACTCCAGCGGCTGTAGGCGCGAGCGGTAACCATAACGCAACGTGTCGTACAGGTCGCGGCCGTGCCAGATATGGAACTCGTCGATGATGCAGCAGTGAATGTTCAAGCCTTCCTTGGTTGCCGCTTCACTGGACAAGGCCCGATACCATGAATTGTTGGCATGGTAGAGAATGTTCCGCGTGGAGCGGTTTATTTTCAGGCAGGCGGCCAGTGAATCCGATGCTTCGGCCATGCGGATGGCCTCACCGTGTACGATCGAGGCTTGGTCCTTGTCGGCCGCGGCCGAATAGACTTCGGCCCCCGCCTCACCGTCGGCACAGAGCATGTAAAGACCCAGGCCGCTGGCAAGCGTGCTCTTGCCGTTCTTTTTGGGGATTTCCGTAAATGCACGCCGAAACCGTCGCAAGCCATCGGGGCGGACCCAGCCGAAAAGCGGCATTAACAGGTCATCACGTTGCCAAGGCAAGAGTTCAAACGGTTGCCCCGCCCATCGGCCCTTGGAATGCCGGAGGTATTTGGGAAAGAACTCGACCACATGCAATGCCAATCGCTCGTTAAACCGGCAGCCGTTGGCAAAGGCCCGCTCATCCGCCTCTGAACGAATCCAACGGCGTTGGGATTTGATGCCGGCGCGAACTTTGCGGGGAGGCTTGGGGTAGGCTAGGACGGATGAGGCCAGCGCGCCATGTCGGTCAGCGCGGTAAGTACCATCCGCAAGATGCTCGGCTACGGTTTTCCGATTCCAGCCACCACCACGAGGAGATACTGCTTTCCCGTTTTTCGGAGTCATTCGATGTTTTATTAAGGTGCTCTGATTCATAGGGTCGGTAGCCGAGACAATCTCAAAGTCTTTATACTGGCAATTTTTGCAACGAAGATACCTCTTGGCAAAATAAGAATCTCGAAAGCGCTTGGTTCGGGTGATCGTCATGGTGACCAAATGGCAAGATGGGCAAATAGATGAACTTTGCATTTTTTACCTTGTTCAAAATGGTCATTTTATTCTGCCGCCATTTTTCGCGTCGCAC